GAAAGAATTTTTCTTATTATATTTGTAAAGTCTTGAGTCCAATAGTTTCGTTTTTTTAATAACCAACCATCAATGATATCACCAACTAAAAATAATTTAGCTGGTTTATATTTTTTAAGAACTTCTAATAATTTATCAGCGTTACATCCCTTAGAACCTAAGTGGACATCTGATATAAACATTGCTTCTACTTTCATTATTTCCAATAACCTACATCATTAATAAACCACTCCCTATTGTTTTTGTTGATGTAGTTCTTAACCAAAAACCAAAAGAATACAAAATAACCCATTTTTTTAAATCTTCTATCATCCTGACCGATATATCCATTTACAATTTTAAATCGATTCCTGGCTATCCTCTTGCTCAATAGATAGTCCTCTGAGTGGGTTACCTCCTCATCGAATCCTCTCATAGCTAGAAATCTAACTCTACTAATCATAAAGAATTGACCCGTACAAAATGTTTCGAATAATAAATACTTTTGAACAAATACAAATAATTTAAATGCTAATTTTGATAGTAAGGTTGAGGATGTACTTTTTACTTTTCCAGTAGCTAAATAATATCCATCATCTTTAATGGATGTTAAAGCTTTATATATAATATCATTACTTAATAATTCAGTATCAGCATCTAAGAATAAAATAAAAGGAGTTTCTGCTTGTCTAGCTCCTTTATTTCTAGCAACCGAAACCGAACCACCTTCAATAATTTTTATATTTAATCCATATAATATTTTAGATGCTTCTATTACTGATATTGTATTATCAGTTGAATTAGCATCTGCTATTATAATTTTGATATTCCCAATACCAATTTGTTTAGATATTGAACGAAGAGTCCTTCCTATATATAATTCCTCATTTTTACAAGGAATTATGATTGTTAATAATTTATTCATAATAAAAATTAATAGGGTAAGACCCGTTCCCTTTAAATATAATCGTATTTAATAATTAACTTATTTTAATAGAGTGATTAATTTAATATACAAAGATACAACAATTTATTAATATAACCAAACGTTTTTGACAAAAAAATAAATTTTGTTAAAAATTTGGAAATGTGGATTTTTTTTCGTATATTTGTATTTACACTATGTAATAGTGTAAAATTAATATTATTTATTTTAAATGCAGTTAAGACCGAATCAGATAGAACCTGTGAGAAGGGGTGTGGAATACTTTTCTGAAAAGAAACCCGTACCTTCGATTATCGTTGCCCCAACGGCATTTGGTAAATCGATTGTTATCGCATCTATCGCAAAGGAAGTTGGTGAGAGATTATTAGTAATACAACCATCAAAAGAATTATTGGAGCAAAACTATAATAAGTTTATTGCATTGGGAGGAGAAGCATCAATCTATTCAGCCGCTATGGGTGAAAAGGAAATTGGTAATGTAACCTATGCTACTATTGGTTCCATTGTAAAGGTTGCTGGTAAGTTCAAAGAAATGGGTATTACAAAGGTTATAATCGATGAGTGTGATAGATTCCCCAGAGAACCAAATGGAATGCTTAGGCGCTTCCTAAATGGTGCTGGTATCGTTCATACATTAGGATTAACTGCTACACCACTTAAACTTCAAACAAACTTAGGTGAGGATTTTAAACCATTTTCAAAATTGGTAATGTTAACTAATCGTTCTAAGAAAGGTAACTTCTTTAAAAAGATTATCTATGTTGCCCAAATTCAAGAAATGGTTGAGTTGGGATTTTGGAGTAGATTAGAATATCAATCATATGATTTTAATACCGGTGATTTAGTTTATAATACAACTGGTGCTGAATATTCGGATGTTTCTATTAAAAGAGCATACAAGTCACAAAATATTGGTGATAAAATTGTTAAAAAAGTTGAACAACTTTACGGACGTAAATCAATCCTTATAGCTGTTCCATCAATAGATGAGGCAAAGGAATTAACAACCCGTATACCAAGTTGTAGGGCAGTATATTCTGATATGCCAAGCGCTGAAAGAAATGAAATCATCAATGATTTTAAGGCAGGTAGATTACGATGTATTACTCAAGTAAACATTCTTTCAGTAGGATTCGATTACCCTGAGTTAGATTGTATTATAACCGGCAGACCTACCGCATCATTAAGTTGGTGGTATCAGTTTGTTGGTAGGGTGACTCGTATTCACCCAAATAAATCTGAAGGATTGGTTGTTGATTTTGTTGGGGCAGTTCCTAAATTTGGAAAGGTTGAAGATATCTACTTTAAAGAAGAGGAAAATAATTGGGTTATGTATGGTGAAGGTAAGAAACAACTAACAGGCATTCCATTAAGTGAAATCGGATTACATATAGAGGGTGAAGCTACCCCACAAGAGAAAGCGGCAGGTGGTGACAAAGTATTTATGCCATTTGGTAAATTTGCTGGAAAGGAAGTTAGAGAAATTCCTATATCATATAGAGAGTGGATGTTAACTAATTTTAACTGGACACCATTTAATCAAAAAGTTAAAGATGAGATTTTAAGATTAAAATCGATTGGAATTTAACTAAAGTAAATTCATAAAAACTTATTAGACACAATTACCATTATAAATTATAGTGGTATTTTTCTATGTCAACCTGTCTGAAATATATAAAAATGATAATATAAGATATTTATATTCAAAATTAATTCATCAATATAATGGAAGTAAAATACGCAGTACAAAAACAACTAATACCAACCGATGTTAACGCAGGTGACCCAAATTGGGCTAAGAGGCAAATCTGGGTTTACAAATTAAATTCAGATGATACTTTGGATGAGTTTGATACAATCGAAGAAGCTCAATCAAAAAGAGATGAATTGGATAATAATGACCCAACCGCTAGGGTATATAGGGTAGTTAAAAAAATAGATTCATTTAACTTCGAAGTAGTCTAAAGTCTCTGTCTCTGTCTTTTTTTAATTTATTCTTTTTAAACTATATTATAATAACTCAGGTAACAGTGTCACCGTGTCTCTGTGCGTTTTTGAAAGTGTAGAAAGGAAATTTTATCTTATCCAACAGGAGTGGGTACCTGAAGTTTCGAAGCGTTTAGACTCATTAGCTTCACCTTAGAGTATTGTTATTTCTTATATACATATATACAACTTTGACAAAACGTAAAGAAAATTTCAACTATTTTTCATTTTAGAAAATAAAGTTTATTTTGTTTGGAAATGTGGATTTTTATTCGTATATTTGTTCTTAAACAATAATACACACTATATGAATAACGAGCAAAAAATAGAAACAGCAGTTGAGTTTTGTGAAAGAACTTACCCTCAAACTTGTGAAGAGTTTAAAACAATATTAGATGAGATGTATATTACCTTTTGTAAAAAACAAAGGAATTATGGACCGGGTAATATTTCAGTAGGAACTCCATTAGAATCCAAAGATGATGTTAAACTATCATTAACTGGATTATGGTTCAGAATAAATGATAAGGTACAACGTTTAAAGCAATTAGTTGTATTAGGTCAACCTGATGAAGTAGGTGAATCAATTCAAGACACTTATGAAGATTTATCAGTATATGGAATAATCGCTCAAATCGTTCAACGAGGTAAATGGGCAAAATAAAATAAGTTATGAAAATTACATTAATATCAGATACACATACAAAGCATTATAAACTTACAGAACAATTACCTGGTGGTGATTTACTTATTCATGCAGGTGATATAATGAATAGTGGTTACCATGCAAATGATATCTATTCATTTTGTGAATGGTTTAATGGTATTGATAATTATCATCATAAGGTATTCATTGCGGGTAATCACGATAGAATGTTTGAAGACCATCCAGAAAAGGTAATGGAAATCCTTAATTCATATAAATGGATTGATTACTTACAGGATGATTGGATTAAAGTTAGTGATATTGAACAAATGGTTAAAATCTATGGTAGCCCTTGGCAACCTGAATTTTACGATTGGGCATTTAACTTACCTAAAGGTGGTAGTGAGTTGGAAGCTAAATGGGAAGCAATCCCCAAAGATACCGATATTCTTATTACTCACGGACCTCCACAAGACCACTTAGATGTAAGTGGACCACCATATAGTCAACCACATTTAGGATGTGCTTTACTTAGAGAAAAGTTAGATGAACAACCACCAAAGATTCATGTATTCGGACATATACATGGTGGATATGGTTACAAATTTCACAATGGTACTCACTTCTTTAATGCTTCAGTTTTAAATGAAGCATATGAGCAAGTTAATAATCCAATCACATTTGATTGGAATTCAGAAACTAACGAAATTGAATTTATATGAATTGGGATGAGTATTTCATAAACATTGCGGAGCAAGTAAAACTTAAATCAAAAGATATCAAAACTCAGATTGGTGTAGTGTTAGTCGGTAAAGACAATTCAATTGTTTCTACCGGCTATAACTCATTTCCAAGGGGTATAAACGATGATATTGATGAGAGGCAAGAAAGACCTGAGAAATACTTTTGGTTCGAACATGCGGAAAGAAACGCTATTTATAATGCTGCTAGAATTGGTGTATCTACTTTAGGTACAACAATGTATATGACGTGTGATATTAGTTGTGCTGATTGTGCTAGAGGTATAATTTCAGCTGGAATAATAAAGGTAGTATTCAGAACATCTACAAAACCTTGGCCTGAGATATGGAAGCAGTCGGCGGAACGTTCAATTCAAATGTTTAAAGAAGCTGGTGTTATTGTAGAATATTATGATTAATCATATTTATATGTATGAAGATAGAATCACTAAGTCAGCTACCAAACAAAACCATAAAGGCAACTTCAACCGATGAGGTAACGAAAGTAAGCCGTATTACATTGGATGGTGCTACTATCGAATCTAATGATATTAGTAAAGAACAACTTGTTGGTATAAGACTTGTTAAAGATGAGGAGGGTACACCTAAACAAAGTACTGTATCTAAATTCAACAATAGTGGGTTTATTCGTATAAGTGGTGAATATAAACAAAACTTTGTAGATTTTCCAAAAATAGATATTAGCAACATAAAGATTGTAGATGGTACTTCTTTTAAGTTTTTCCTATCTATAAAGGAAACTGTAAATGATGCAAATCCAATATTATATACATCTAAACCATTTTATGATGAATTGGTTTATACATATTCACAAAATAATCCATACTATGTTCCAGCCGCTGCAAAGGTACCTGCTATTGTTGTAGTAACATTAGATGGTATAAAGAAAAAAGTAGAGGCATTACACTTTAGTGAACTAAATCAAACTGCCGATAATGGTGTTCTTGTATTAAAGAATTTATTTGCAAACTCTAATTTTAATCTTGGTATAGACCCAAGCGTTAGTGATTATAGAAAAGCACGTTCGAATCCAACTTATAATATTGATGATATTGTTAGATATGTTGATTGGGTAGTACAAAAACCTGAAGCAAAATATGAAGATAGATTAATTCGTGGTAAGAAATTGGGTAGATGGAAATATAATACTGGTGGTGAAATATATGACAGTGCAGTACCATTGCCTGGTGAATTACCAAACAATTTAAATAACCCAACTACATTTCCACCATTTGGTAGACCTGGTGATTTTCAAAATGAAATCGCAACCGATGATAAAAATATTGATTGGAAATGGAATATTAATACACAACAATGGGATAAACCCCAAAGTGTACTTACAGAGGGTACGGGGCAAACATCAAATAATAACTCACCAATATCATCATAATAACATTAAATAAAATGTTATAGAATACTTATAATAAGTAACACTAACATATTGGAACTTTGAGAAAACAAAAAGCTTTACCAAGTGTAGAATGGAGAAAATACCTATCCATAAAAAACAAAGTACTAAACCAGTACTTATACAATTATGGTGATGAACTATTATTAAATGTGCTAGAAAATCTTCGACTAGCCTTATCATCAAAATCACAATCAATCGTACTAATTGAATTTCAGAATTCGGAAATCGTATCCGTAATTCAAAGGGAAGATTATGTGAAAGCGTTACAACAATTATTAGCATTATGCGAAAGAATGGAAAAGTATGAAATTTGTGCTAAAATAGTTTCCGTTCAAAAAGGAATTCGTTTAACCAATATCACACCAGCCAAACCGAAGCGTAAGCAAATGAATTTAACCTAACAATTATTTATGGCAGAGAATCAATCGGCAAAACACAGAAAATTAACTGAGGAAATTAGAGAGAATATTATAGAAAGACCGAAGGGCCCTATTAAATTTCAACTCCAATTAAATGCAGAACAAAAAGTAGGTAAGGAAGTAATTTTAAATAACGCTATTACCATATTAAGTGGTAAGGCGGGAAGTGGTAAAACCTTATTGGCATGTCAAGTGGCATTAGATATGTTATTCAAAAAGAGTGTAAAACAAATTGTTATAACCAGACCAACGGTAAGTAAAGAAGAAATTGGATTCTTACCGGGTGATTTACATCAAAAGATGGAACCTTGGATGCAACCAATTTACGCAAACTTTTATCAATTATACAATAAAGAAAAAATAGATAAGATTATAGAAAGTGGACAAGTTGAAATTGTACCACTTGCATTTATGAGGGGTAGAACATTTTTAGATTCATTTATTATTGTAGATGAGGCTCAGAATTGTACCAATGACCAAATGGAGATGATTACATCACGTTTGGGATTAAGAAGTAAAATGGTTGTATGTGGAGATTCACAACAAGTAGATTTAAAATATAGAGGAGAGAGTGGGTTTAAGTTTCTATTATCAGCTGCAAAGAAGATTAAGGATATGGATTCATTAACTCTACTTCAAAACCATAGACACCCAGTAGTTGATTCCTTATTAGATGCATATATGGAATTTGCAGAAACAACTGGTTCAAAAAAATAAAAGTATTCCTTGACGGCGCTACCTTAGAGGTTTAATCCCTACCTTTGATTAAGTTCAATTGTGGGGATTTTTTTATGCTATTGATTATCAACACGTTATGAAAAAGTTGAAAAATAAACGAAAAAAGGCTTGTATATATCAAATATTATTCGTATGTTTGTATAGTAAGATTAAGACATAAACCTTTAAAACGATAAAATATGATGAACGGATTGAGTATTATTAAACTAAAAGAGATTGAAACCCAATTGGGTGAATTTGAGATTAACCAGGTAATGGGTGGCGGTAACGATGTCTACCTTAGATTTGGGTATTGGAACCGGGTTAGTGTTCAAACACTCCAAGAAATCATCGGGCAATCGATTAAAGTGGTTGAGGATGATGATTATGATGAGGATTGTGGGTATAAATTTCATTATAGACTAAAATAATTGGCAAAATATTTGGAAATATCAAATATTATTCGTACATTTACTATATAAGACTGAGAGATATGAGTGAGAAAAGAAAAATAGTTTACATCGATATGGATGGAGTTTTAGTGGATTTAGAGAAAGAATTTAACGATTGGTTCGAAGCCCACCCACACTTAAAAGAACGATACAAACATAACCCTGACCATATTGCAGGAATATTCAGAACCCCACCACCAATGGAAGGAGCTATTGAAGCAGTAAAGAAATTGGCTGAAAGTGGAAAATATGAATTGTTTATCGCTACCGCCGCTCCTTGGGGAAACCCCGACGCAGCAACTGATAAACGTTTTTGGATAGAGAAACACTTCGGAAATCTATTCCACAAAAAGATGTTTGTTACACACCGAAAAGACTTGTTGATGGGTGATTATCTTATTGATGACCGTATTAAGAATGGTGCTGGTGAGTTTGGTGGAGAGTTGTTACGATTTGGTTGGTCTTATGAAGAGTTAAAATATAATGAGTACCCAACTTGGGAAAGTATTCTTAAACGATTGTTATAATAATTTTAAAACCTTAAAAATGAAAAAAACCCTATTAATTTTAATATCCGTAATTGGATTAATTTCTTGTGAAAAAGAAGAAATTCAAGTACCTCATAATTACACACTAAGTGTTGATGGTAGATTAGATACCACAAATGAAGGTTTATATAAACTACAATTAAACTCAACAGCCAATTCAATTCAGACTATACATCGATTGACTGGCAAGTTATTAAAAAATGGAAAAGAACCATATCCGCCTGAATTAGTTAATTGGGAATCATCACATAGTTGGACTCTAAATGATACAGCATATGTTATGATTCGTAGAATTATAAATACAAATGGTCAATGGGTAAATGTTGATACAACATATGTTACTGGTTTTGCTGGAGCAATTGTACCAACAATAAATTCATCATCTTATAGTGGTACCGCTGGTGAGATTAATACTGTTATTGCACCTATTGATAATATGATAGGAGATACTATGATAGTTAAATGTAAGTTTAGAAATTTAGAAAAAACAATCCGAATTATATTACAATGAGAAAGCCAAAATTAAAATTAACACCAATAACCGAAGAAACTTTTAAAAGACAAGGTTGGGTTAAGCATAGTGTTGAAGATGTAGAAATGTTTGATGAACCTCAATATAAGAAAGATAATGATGAGGATGAAGAGGATGAAGATGAGCCATACTTCTTTACATTACCAATTCCAAAAAATAGAATTGATAGATATGCACCAATGTTTGTATCAAACGTATCAAGCGATTTGGAAGAACTAAAAAATATGGGACTAAAACCCGGACAATATTTCATAGAAATGTTGGATATGGATGGACTTGGATTTTGTTCATCTGAAGAAGAATTAGAAATATTATATAAATCACTAACACATAAATACATAGAAAATGATTAGGAACTACACAGAAGAACAACTTCAACAAAACTACGAAAGATTTATTGCTGCACTAAAAAAAGTATTTAGTGGTGAACGATTGGAAAAATTACTACATATGTATTCTGAAAATGAATTAGGTATAGAGTTAACAATTGCACCCGCATCGGCTAAACTAAACTTCCACTCAGCATATGTTGGTGGTTATATAGACCACGTAATGAATGTAGCAACTAACGCTTATAAATTAAAGAAGATGTTTGAAACAAGTGGAGGTTATATCAACTTTACTGATGAGGAATTGTTATTCGCAGCATTCCACCATGATTTGGGTAAATTGGGAGATGGAGCAGAACCATACTATCTACCGCAAACATCGGAGTGGCATCAAAAGAATAAGAAAGAGTATTTTCATATCAATCCAAAGTTACAATACTTTGATGTAACTGATAGAGCACTTTGGTTACTAAATCAATATGGTATAAAATATACTCAAAAAGAACAATTAGGTATTATGATGGCTGATGGATTATACAATGAAGCAACTAAAAAGTACTTCATGTCATATGATGAAAACTTCCAATTAAAAACTGAGTTACCATATTTAATTCATTGGGCAGACCATATGAGTTGTAGATTGGAAAATACCGAATACCGAAACGCAACTGGTATGATGGATAATGTATCAGCAATGTTTTAACTGACACTATTTCCGAATTTATTAAAATAAACTGACAAAATTTCATAATAATAGAATTGGTACGATATTGGTAATATCTTAATTAATATTAACCAAAAAAATAAAAAATTATGTTTACTTTTAACACACTTGATGGATTATTGGAATCCATAGCAAAAAACCAAAAACCAATGTGGAATACAACTCCAAGTTTATCTTTTTCACCAATATTCTCACAATATTATATTGATGAGATGGAAGATGGTGGTAAAAAAATAACGGTTAATGTTGTAGGACACAACCCATCTGATATCGATATTACAATTGATAACGATGAAATCTTAATCAAAGCATCTAAGAAAAAAGATGCTGCTGGATTTGTTAGAGATATTAATTTAGAGTTCTCAGTTGCATCACCATATGATGGTAAATTGACTGAAGCATCTATTAAAGATGGAATCTTAACATTGATTGTAAGTAAATCCAAAGAAGAAAAAACCAAAAAAGTTAAGCTTAAACTTTAATGGTTTAATATGTTACGTTTTAAGAAGGGAGAATTAATAATCTCCCTTTTTTATTTTTTAGATATTTATATATATACAATTAAAAAGAACAATATGAAACCTGAATACAAAGAAAAGGCATTATCGTACATGGATGGAATTAACAATAGAACAAAAACTATCCAAGAAATGTTAGAAGGAAAAAGACCATCAAACCAATCTGATGCAATTCGTTTAACTAAAGAAATTGAAAGATTGTTAGAGCAAGCTCGTAACATCGTTGAATTATCATAAATGAAATTTAGAACTATTTTATTAGGAGTTTCCGCATTACTGATAGCATCAGCCGCGGCTTTCTTTTCGGTAACTGGATTATCCAAGCTATTCGCTGGGGCATCTACTGCCGTAATCCTAATGGCTAGTTCTTTAGAATTTGGAAAATTAATATCAGCTGGATTCCTTTATAATTATTGGGACAAAATAAACAAAGTACTCAGAACCTATCTATTGATTGGAGTATGTGTACTTATCGTTATTACATCAGCTGGTATATATGGGTTCCTAACATCCGCATATCAAACAACCGCAGACCAATTGGGGGTTGTTGATAAACAAACTGAAATTGTAAATCTTAAAAAGAATAGATTTGAAGAACAATTGAAATCTTATAATGAAGAGAAAACTCAATTAACTCAAACTATTGGCTCGTTATCAGGTGGATTGTCTAATAACGTACAAACATCTAAGGATAGAAATGGTAATATTTTATCATCATCATCATCTGCTAATAGACGAGTATTAACTACTCAATTAAACGAAGCAAAAGAACAACGAATCAAAGTTGAAGAAAAAATCGAAGTATTGACTGATTCAATTACAAAGTTAGAATTAAAAGCATTGGATGTACAACAAAGTTCAGAGGTGGCTGGTGAGGTAGGACCTTTAAAGTTTATGGCTGAAATAACAGGTAAACCGATGTCAACTATTGTTAACTGGTTTGCACTTCTTATTATATTTGTATTTGACCCATTAGCTGTAACATTAGTAATTGCATTCAACACCGCATTAAAAATTGATAAGGGTGAGGATGATGTAAAGAAAGTAATTCAGAAAAGAGAATTATATGGTGAGGAGCCAGATGAAAAGGAAACTCAAAAAGAAGCATTGGTTGAAATGATGGAAAACGATGAGGAGTTGGGATTATACGATGAACCAATAACTCTATCAGAAAAAGATGCAGAAGTATTCTTTAATGAAATTGGAAATCCCTCAGAACCAAACGAAGAATTATTAAAAGCGGCCTCTCAATATAATGAGGACGTAAAAAAAAAAGAAACTAGTACCGCTACAACAAATGTGGAAGAAGATGAATTATCTTTTTTAATAAAGGATGTTAATAGACGTGGTATTGATATCGATGGTGATGGTACCATTGATGGATATGATAACACTGGTGATGGTTTAATTGATGAATTTACACCAAAATCATCCCGTAGAGCACAATACGCTAGAAATGAAAAACCCTATTACGCTAAACCAAATTTCAATTGGGGTGATAGAAAGGCATGGATAAATGACCAAAATGCAGTTAACTATTGGTTAACTTATGTTAAAAACGACAAGGATACTTCATATCCAACCGATTTCGATACAAAAACTTATTAAAATATTTGTTTATTCCAAATTAATTTCGTATATTTGAGTATAAAACAAATAAACTATGAAATTAGGATACGCTTGTATTAATATGTCAATGGGTAAACAGGTTACCACAAATCGTACTATGGTTAAACGTACTTTTGAAGCAAGGGGTATGGATTATGTGTCAGAACTTGCATTACTCAATGCAAAAGATATTGTTAGAATTTTAGAATGGAATCGATTGAATGGAATTAGTTTCTTTCGATTATCATCAGCACTTATTCCGTGGGGTGACCAACTAGATTTAACTCAGTTAAAAGATTACAAAGAGATTAAGCGTGAATTAAAAAAAGCAGGTGATTTTGCTAAGTTTTGGGGTATTCGTATTACATCCCATCCTGGTCCATTTAACGTATTAGTTTCACCTAATGAATCAGTTGTACTTAAAACAATTGCTGATTTAGAACTACATGGTAAAGTATTTGATATGATGGGATTGGAAAAATCTCCATATAATAAAATTAACATACATTGTAATGGTGTGTATGGTGATAAGATTTCTGCTATGATGCGATTTTGTGAAAACTTCAAACGATTATCACCATCGGTTAGAAAAAGACTTACAATTGAGAATGATGATAAAGCATCAATGTACTCAGTTAAAGATTTAATGTTCATACATAATATAATTGGTATTCCAATTGTATTTGATTATCACCACCACAAATTTTGTACTGGTGATTTATCAGAGGAAATGGCATTAAAATTAGCCGTATCAACTTGGCCTAAATCAATTACGCCGGTTGTACATTATTCAGAATCAAAATCATTACATGAAAACAACACAAAAATCAAAGACCAAGCCCATTCCGATTACATTAATAGAATCCCCAACACATATGGGTACGATGTGGACATTATGGTTGAGGCAAAAGCAAAAGAATTAGCAATACTACCATTCATTGGTAAAGAGCATATATGTGAGTATAGTGGATTATTAAAAGTAGACAGTTATAGTTAATGGAAATAAAAGTAAACATCAATACTCCAAAAAGAGTAGAAAAGAAATGGGGTTATGAACTATGGGTTCATAATGACAATGAATATTGTGGTAAACTATTAGTGTTTACAAAAGATAGAAATAGGTTTTCTATGCATTACCATTTGATTAAAAAAGAAAGTTGGTATGTTCAAGAAGGAAGATTCCAATTTAATTGGATTGATGTTGAAAATGGGAAATTAGAAGGTACTACATTAGAGAGGGGTCAATCAGTTTTAATTGAACGGGGTTTACCTCATCAGTTAATCGCATTAGAAGATAACTCAATTATATTTGAAGTATCAACAGAACATTTTGATGAAGATTCATATAGAATTTATAGACAAAGTCCGGAGGATTTACTATGACATATATAACAAAATATTTACCTGAGTTAGATGTATTAAAAAAAGAGTTAGAAACAAATCCAACTAATATTCGTTACTATATAAAGTATATGGGATTTATAGGAAATTCTGATTCAATTGAGTATTTAGAAAATAAAATTAAAGAATATTATGAAAGTAAAATTGATTAAACAATCACCAGTTACAAATGATGAACTAAGTGATTATAATAATAAGATATCAAAATTAAAAGGTATTTCATTTACATCACATGATGTGGATATGGACAAAAGAATTATTACATTAAGGTTAGTTGAAGATGCACCATTAACATTGGTAAATCCAACAGTTACTGAAAAATCTGATAAATTAGTTTTGTACTTTGAAAAAGATAGTAACAAAGAAAAAACAAGAAAAACAATTAGACATACATCATTTAAAGTTAATACGGATAATTTGGGTATAGTTGAATTTTCAGCAGATAAGGAAACTTGGAAAACCGAACAAGACCTTATGGAAGATATGGGTTTATTTGAATGTATATTAGCTCAACGATTAATTGATGCTATTGATGGAATTGATATTAATTCAGAACTTCGTAGATATACAACCCAAGTAATTTCAACCAAACAACCTGGTAGAAATGATAAAGTAATGTTACAGGGGCCGAATGGTGATATGGCGTTTATTAAATTTAAAAACGCACAATCTTTAATATCTAAGGGTTATCAATTAGTATAGTTATGGCAATATTATCATACAAATCCGAAGAACCTTTAAATAGAGAAGCAAAGAACATATCATTTGATGTACCCGATGATATGAATATTTTTGAATTTAAAATTATGTGTGTACGAATGGCATCAGCTATGGGATATACCGATTATACAATTAAAAAATCATTTGGAGATACGGATTATGAATCTGAATCGGATAGAGAGTTTAAGCAATTTATTAAATCAATTGGACAATTAACTGGTTCATTAACATTTTAATATGGAAGAATTATTGATAAGTAAAGTAATAACATTAGAAGTTATATTAGATACTTTATTAGAAGAATTATTTGAAAATGATGTAATTGATAAAGATAAATTTGATAAAGTTGTTTTGGCTAAAATACAAAAATTACAAAATCAATTAAAAACAATAGAAAGAAATGATATAGATTATTCTAATTTATTCAACGGCCCAATCGGAGAGGCTTAAAATAAATTTGGATATATCAATTATTTTTTGTATCTTTACTAAAATATAAAATATATGGAAGCAATCTTATTTACTTTACTGTTATTATCATTAGTTGTAAATGTGGTACTGATTCTTAGGGGAATAGAATTAGTAAGTCAAATTGAACAGGCGCAAACGGATTATTATGAATTAAATGAATATACATTAGAAAAATTTGAAACCATGTTGGAAGATATGAGAGCAATTGATTTAAGGGGTTCATTTGAATCAGATGATGAAGTTGGCACGGTATTTACTGAGCTAAAGGATATTATTGAAAAATATAAAAACACTTTATAGAAATGCCAAGACCAAGAAAAAATAAAATGTATTTTACGCAAGATACCGAAGATGCTATCGTTGCGTATAATAAATCAATTTCCGATAGGGAAAAAAATCAATTATATAAAGATAGGATACAATATCCCTTTGAAAAATTAGCAGAGAATATTTTAAACACATTTAAGTTTACATATTTTGATGTACCTAAAGAAGATGTACAATGTGAAGTTGTTGCGATTCTAATTCAAAAAATTCATATGTTTAAAGAAGGTAGGGGAAAAGCATTCTCATATTTTTCTATTGTTGCTAAAAATTATTTAATATTAAATAATAATTCAAATTACAAACGATTTAAGAAAACATCATTATTATCAGAAATGCCTGAAAGTTGGAATCCTGAAAATGATTTTTACGAAACTCAAAGAGGTGATGAGTATAATGAATTTAAAGATTTAATGCTTAATTATTGGGATACTAATTTAACTAATGTATTCACTAAGAAAAGAGATATTCAAATTGCAGATGCAATATTAGAATTGTTCCGTAGAAGTCAAAATATTGAAAATTTTAACAAAAAACATTTATATCTCTTAATAAGAGAAATGACAGATTGTAAAACGCATTATATTACAAAGGTTGTTAATGTAATGAAGGAACATCAAATAAGAATGTTAAATGAATATTTGGATTATGGTACAGTTTCAAAAGCAGATGAAATGGACTTTTTCGCATACTAATATGTTACATTACAAATAAATTTATAAAGTGATAAGAAATTATCACTTTTTTTTTGTCAAGTTGATGTTTCAAATTTATACATATATTTATAAAAAATTAACCTCAATATATTATGGCAAAAGCAAGTTCAACAAGCACTACAATTAGAGTAAAGAAAAAAGTATCAAATCCGGGTATTCATTCTAAAACAAGAACATCTAATTCAAAAACCTCTAAGCATTATAAGAAATCTTATAGGGGACAGGGTAGATAATTTATTTTTAAATTAGATATTTATATCAGTAATTAAAACGGCTCCCATCCAATTGGGAAAACTCATATGTGTATAATTGTTAGTAAGTCTATCGATGGTTCTAAAATATTAGCCAAAAATAGAGATAGGGCTTATAAACCCTCATTAGAGATAGTTCACACTGTTATCAATGGTGTTGAGGTTGCATATCTAAGAGATACTGTTACCGATTGGTCTGAAGGCCTAAATGAGTATGGTATTGGTTTAGTTAATACTGCACTTATGGTTGGGTATGATGAGAACGAAAAGAAAATCGTTAAAAAAGGTGGTAAACCTTCTAAAGATGGTAATAAGATTCGTACCGCATTATCTAAGAAAACCATTAAAGATGTAGTAAATTCAGCTATAACATTTGATGGTGGAATTAAAGGACATACCTTTATATCTACTCCACATAAAATGATATCAATTGAAACAACATCAAAGCATAATCCTAAGTTTGAATTGCATACTGATGGAGATGTAGTTAGAACAAATCACGGACACTTACATCATGGGGCTGGATATATAGAAGGGCCTGATTACTTATCATCAAAATTAAGGAAAATGTCAGCTGAAAAAATGATGACTCGTGCTGAAAAGGTAGATGATATCTTACCATTGATGAGAAAAAAATTATACAAACATTCTTCTAATCTAAATATGATGAGAGATACCAATAAAATGGTTACATCATCACAATTACTTTTAGATTTAACAAACAAAGTTTTAAAGCTAACTTTTAGAGAAAATCAAATAGAATCGTTTGAGGGAATTAAAAGAGACCTACCAAACGGATATACTCCTAAAATCAAAATTGTAGTTACTAAACTTTCAAATTAAAATCACTTTTTACTTTATTGATATTTATATATATAAACAATATATACCAATAAAGTATGTCAATAGATTTTGAATTATTTCCTGGAAAGAACCTAAGTGGGTTATTTGAGGATATTTACACGAACCAAATCACCAAAAAGAAACATATTTCAGAACTTATTGCTGAAATGAGGAAAACGATTAGACACGCTGGTGATATGGCGGTAGTTGGTCCAATCTTAAAAGATTTAATTGATTCATCCGTTAGAAATGATGACCAATTAATTAAATTAGCAACAATAGCACAACGTATAATGTTGGCAAATCAAAAGAATGATGGTGAGGATGGATTCTTATCAGCAGCCGAAAGAGAACAATTGTTAGCAGAGATTGAAGAAGTGCAAGAGGAAGTAGAACGTATTGATTCTATTCAGAATGATGTAGAAGAGTTAAAACAAAAAATACAAAAGTAGTATGTTTGATAGAAATTCATCAGTTAGAGCAAATCAAAGTGGTGGTAAGGGTGGAGCACCCACATCTACAACGGGTATAGTATATCATGTAATTTTAAATTCAGATGATTCTGTATTAACTGATTTAGAAATTCCAAATGGTGATAAAGCTATTTATATAGGCGCAATTCAATATAAATCACAAGGTGGTAGTAATAAAGGAACTGCTGAGTCTGTTGCTTTTCCAAAAAATCTAAATTATAATTCATTACCAACTATAAATGAAGTTGTAAACATTGTAAGTGGAGCTGGTGGTGCAACGTATTATGAACGTATTGGTAAATCGGCTACACCAAATATAAATTCGGAAGAGACTACAATAAAATCAGCAAAACCAACTGATAAAAGTTCTGTAAATAAAAGTGCTAGTTATGGAAAAGTTCAATCAACTGGGATAGTTAGAAGTAATGCTGAATCTGAAGAATTAGATGGATATGGTAAATACTTTAAAGCAAATGGTAATTTGCATAAATTAAAGTTATATGAGGGTGATACTACAATTGAAAGCCGTTTCGGACAATCAATTAGATTTTCTGGATATAACAATCCTGATAATTCATTCTCACCAACAATTACTATTAGAAATATTGAAAACTCAATAAGTTTAAAAGAGGATAATACTAAATCAACTGAAGAGGATGTAAATAGAGATGGTAGTGTAATTGTATTTGGTAGTAACGAATATCAATTACCATTTCAACCTGGTACTGTTTCTGATTCTGGTACATCTGATTTTGAAACCAAACCATCGGCATTTAAAAGTTACCCATCTGATTTAAAAGGAAATCAAATCCTAATAAATTCTGATAGATTAATATTTTCAGCAAAGACATCTGAAATGATTTTCTATTCTAAGAAAAATTATGGTTTTATTTCAGATGGTACATTATCAATTGATAATAAGCTTGGGATTGAAGTAAGTGTTGGTGATAATATTAACGTTTTAACAAACGATAAGGATATAAACTTAAATACTAATAATGGTAAAGTTAATATTGGTAATGTTGATTTGGAATCATTAGTTAGAGGAGAAACTCTATTGGGATTAATGGAAGAATTAATTGATGCTATTGTAGCACAAATATATTTAACACCATCAGGCCCATCAGCAACAGGCCCAACAAATATTGCAGATTTTAACTCTATTAAATCAAGACTTAAAGAATTTTTAAGTACTCTAAATAAAACATCATAAATGTCTTGGGCAACTTTTAAATCAAACATATTAAATAAAGCAAATTCACCTGAGAATATAGAGGATATTGACTTTGTAGCGAACCTATGGGCAACTGAGTATGATAAAGCCATAAAAGCAGGTAAGGATTTACTTCATATGGTTTCTCTTCAAAATGGAAATACATCTGTAATGGAAAATTTATTTAAAATTTCATTATATCAAGGACAAGCATCTAACTCACCTGCTTTTAGTTTAGTTAGTGAATTTGGAAAAGGTGTACAAGCTTATTGGGCCGGTGGGATTATGAACAATTATCCAATACCAATGATACCTGCACCCGGTTCGGTTCAAAACGTTGCGGTTATATCTAATTTGGTTGTAAACCCTGGAGTTTGGACTCCACAACCACCAATACCACCAAATGATAATACTGGATTAATTGTTGACCAATTCATTTTGGCAGCAACGATTCATTTAACAACGGTATCTGGAGTTGTACAAACTACATCATTATACCCAGCCGTACCATCACCATTACCAGCTCCGGGTATTTTACCTTGGACTGGATATATGGTACCACCATCTTCACCATCGGTATCAGTACCCGCTATAGCTGCAGCAGCTGCCGTAGCATTAGCAAAGGTTGAAAATGCAGCTGATACAACATTATCACCTGAGCAAATTGAATCATTTCAAGCTGAAAAAGCTGAAGCTGAAATAGAAGCTAATGATGAAACACTTTCATTAGAAGAAAGGGAACCAGCTGCAGAATATGCTACATTAAAAGAAGAAGAATTAGAAGCAGGTGAACAAAACGCAGCTGATGTTGATTTAACTGAAGAGGAAGTTGATGCATTGGCTGAAATAACTGATGCTAAATGTCCTGCTGGGGCTAAGGTAGTTAATGCGGCCAAAAAGGATATTGGTATATTAGAAACTGGTACTCCACCTGGTAAAAACTATGGTGGTTTTACTGGAGGTAGGCAATTACCAAAAGCAGGTAGAATTGATGCTATGATTGGATTTGCTGGATTAAATAATCAAGCGAAAGTTAAATCATCTGGTTCTGGTTATTATTGGTGTGCGGGTGCTGTAACTACTTGGTGGAAAGAAGCCGGTTTACCAACTCCACCCGGAGCAGCAGCTTGTGCAAGTTGGAAATCTTGGGCAAAATCAAAAGGATATTGGTCATCTAAACCAGTATTAGGAGCAGCTGTAATATATTCAGATAAGACAGGACATGCACATCATATTGGAATTGTATCAGCGGTTTTACCAAATGGTTCAATAACAACAATAGAAGGAAACACTGGTGGTGGTGGATTTAATAGAAATGGATGTGGTGTATTTTCAAAAGCACCAAAAAAATATGATGGGTTTGTTATACCACCTCCTTGTGTAAAAAAATAGAACATAACGTACCTATCACTTCAATAACCAAAAAATTATAATAAGATATTTATAGTGAAGGGAATAAAAACTAAACAAGTATGGATACTGATAAATTAGTAAAAGCAATACAAATTATTGTTAAAGATGAAATAAAAGCCGTATTACCAACCTTAGTTAAAGAAGGTGTAAAGGCTGAAATGAAAAAGTTATTAAGAGAGAATTCTCAATTAAGAGGAGCTCTAACTAAAAAACCTGCTCAACCAACATTTATGGATAATGAGGTTAGTGAGGGTATTCAACATACTCCACAACCAACTAGAATGTTAAGTAAAAATCCTTTATTGAATGAAGTGTTAAACCAAACACAGCCATTTAATGGAACACAACATACGGAATCACCATACGCTGGGGCTCCAATGGGAGATGAATATAAAACATTAAATTTTAATACATCAGATGTTCATACAATGGGTGCACAAAATATAGCAGAAAAAATGGGATATGGTGATATGAGCTCAGGTCCATCTAAAGCTGGATTGGGTATAACAACTGGATTAGCTGGATTGGATAGAATTCTTAATAGAGATAACTCAGCATTAGTTAAAGCATTTGATAAATCAAAAGGTGGTTGGAGACCTGGAATGTAATTATAAGATATGGCAATTGAATTAGGTTCAAAGATAGTAAAAGATACCCAAACGTACAATGATTATGCGATAGGTATATCTTTGCCTCTTCAAATTGGAGGAAATGGATTCACTCAAACATATAATACAACCGACCAAATAAAGTCAAACATAAAAAATTTATTATTAACACAAAGAGGTGAAAGAATTTTACAACCTGAATTTGGTAGTGGATTACATGAAATACTATTTGATTTTAATAATGATGATATTGAGGGCAAAATTGAGGATGCTATAAATGAGGCATTTGAACAATGGCTACCTTATGTTACAATAGCTGATATAGTAGTTGAACAAACAGATGCATTAAAAGATAGGAATCAAATAAATATTTCACTAAAGTTTCAAGTTAATGGTAGTGTAGATTTAAATGAAGTAACATTTAATGTACAAGGATAATATAATATGGCAATAACTAAAACAAATAAGAATTTTAAGAATAAGGGTAAGGATATAAAATACCTTAATAAAGATTTTACGGACTTTAGAAATAATTTAATAGAGTTTAGTAAAACTTATTTCCCTAAAACATATTCTGATTTTAATGAATCATCTCCTGGTATGATGTTCATTGAAATGGCATCGTATATAGGTGATTCACTTTCATATTACATTGATGATACGTTAAAGGAATCATTAATGGTTCATGCGGAAGATATTGAAAATGTTATTGCATTATCACAATATTTAGGATACACTCCAAAAGTAACATCACCTGCAATTACAACATTATCGGTTTACCAATTAGTACCAGCTATTGGTACTGGTGTTAATAATACAATTGATACTAAGTTTTTACTTAGGATTAAAGAGGGTATGCAGGTTGAATCAGCAAGTGGTATTAAATTCATTACTCAAAATGTTATAGATTTTACCGATTCAACTGATAGAGAACTAACTTTATATGAAAGGGATGCCATTTCTGGTGAACCATCATTTTATTTAGTTAAGAAATATGTAAACGCAATTTCAGCTGAAATAAAAACGCAAGATTTTGATTTTGGTTCATATGAAGCATTTCAAAAAATTGATATTGCTGATACTAATGTAATTGATATTTATGATGTAAGAGATTTAAACGGAAACAAATATTATGAGGTTCCATATTTAGGACAAGAAATGGTATTTGTGGATTACCCAAATACTGAAAATAATGACCCGGACTTATATCAATTTAAAACAACAGTACCTTACATTCTTAAAACAATAAAAACACCAAAACGTTTTGTAAAGAAAGTAAATTCAGATAGTACAACTACTGTTCAATTTGGTGCTGGTGACCCAACTGCAAATGATGAAACTTTAATTCCAAATTTAAAAAATGTTGGATTAGGTTTACCAAATTCAATCAATAGATTGGAAGCATCATTTGACCCAACCAATTTCTTACATACTAAAACTTATGGTACTTCACCATCAAATACAACTATAACTCTTAAGTATTTAGTTGGTGGTGGTGTTTCATCAAATGTTGGTAAAGGTACACTTACTAGAATTACTGGTATTCAATTTGAAGAAGATACACAATTATTTACTGATACGGAACGTGCAATTTATAATACAACAAAAGCATCAATTGCCGTTGATAATGAAGTACCTGCAACTGGTGGTAGAGATGGTGAAGCAATTGAAGAGATTAGACAAAATGCATTAGCAAACTTTGGTTCACAAAATAGAGCAGTAACTGCTAAAGATTATCAAATTAGAGTATTGGCAATGCCATCCAAATTTGGGGGTATTGCAAAGGCATACGCTACGGCAGATGGTACATTGGATAACAACTCCCCATCAGCAATATTATCATCACCATCGGCTCTAAATGAGTTTACTGATTTGGTAATGAGTTTTGTTAATAAGCCGGATAATGAAGAACCTGATAGGAGAAGTGTACAAACTGAAATTAGAGATTTCTTAGTTGGTAAAACTTCAAATGATAATGAAAAAAATAACCCATTCGCAATCAATCTTTATTTATTAGGATATGATGCAGATGGTAAACTTTCGGAACTGAATAGAGCAGTTAAGGAAAACTTAAAAACATATTTAACAGAATATAAAATTCTTACCGATGGTGTAAATATATCAAATGGATATATTATAAACATTGGAATTAATTTTGAAATTATTACACTTAGAAATTACAACAATAGTGAAGTACTATCTAATTGTATTCAAGAATTAAAAGATTATTTTAATATTGATAATTGGACATTTAATAATACTATCAACTTAAGTGAATTGGAATTAATAGTAGCTAATGTGGATGGGGTAAGTTCAGTACCAAAAATGGAAATTGTAAATAAATGTGGTGGACAATATTCTGCTAATTCATATAATATAATGGCGGCAACTAAAGATAAAGTAATTTATCCATCATTGGACCCATCGGTTTTTGAAGTTAAGTTTCCGGACGTGGATATAAAAGGAAGAGCTAAATAATGATATACTTTTTAACAGCATCAAAAGATGCATCGGTGTACTTACAACAACCAGACCAAAACACTGGTTTAGATGAAGTATTGGAAGTGAGTAAGGTATTTTATGGTAACATAAAAGATATATCAAGAGCACTCCTTAAATTCGATATAGAGCCACTCTCAGCTAGTATAGCTAGTGGTGATGTAACAATGAGTTCTGCTGAGTTAGTTTTGAGAGAAACTGATTCTGAGGAACTACCATTGGAATTTACATTGGAGGCATATCCAATCTCACAAAGTTGGGAAATGGGCAAGGGTACTCGATTTGATGATATCACAACCGCTGGGGTAACTTGGAACAATAGAGAGGGAGATTCAGTATTACGTTGGTTACAAACCGCAGAATTTTCTGAAGTATCTACTGGTTCTTATGCTGGTTTAGGTGGTACATTTTATTCAAATGTATTTGCTACGCAAGATTTTGAATATCGTACAACTGATGTCAATATGGATATCAACGATATTATGCAAGATTGGATTAGTGGTTCAATTCCAAATGATGGTCTTATTTTAAAACTACCATTTGCAAATGAATATAATACATCTGATTATGGTATTTTAAAATTCTTTAGTAAAGAAACAAAAACAATACATCAACCAAAAATTAGAATTGGTTGGGATGATACAACTTTTGTAACTGGTTCAATGACTGAATTGGTAGCAGAAGAAATAAAAGTTGGATTAAGAAATTTTAAAAAGGAATATAAAGTAAATACAACTCCTAAAATAAGAGTAGTTGGTAGAGAATTATATCCAATTAAAACATTTAGTTCAACCGCTCAATACTCAACATCAAAGTTCTTAAATGAACAAACGTATTACCAAATATCAGATTACCACAGTGGTGATGTAATTGTACCATTTGGTGAATTTACTAAAGTAAGTTGTGATACGGATGGAAACTTCTTTAAATTAAATTTATCTAATTGGGAAGTTGACAGAGTATATAAAATAGAAATTAAAGTTGTGGTTGATGGAACACCTCAATTTTTTGATGAAGATTATACATTTAGTGTTATAGCATAATTATGAAAGATTCCGGTTTAAAAAACGAACAACAAGTTGGTAGAATAATAGTTAGTGGTTCTCAAGCATTAAATGAGAAGAACGCAGCTGGTGTCCGTTTGTTTCAAGAATCAGATTTGGCAGATGGTATTATTTCTGGTAAATTGGTTAAACCTAACTATAATATAGATGAGTTAACTAAAGCAGTTGATACAACTATATTTGAATTAATACCACAAAGACGTGTTCAACCATTTGATGGTGTAGCTAGACCTATATATAATGAAGCAACTCAAAGTGTATTTGATTTAACACTTCAGGTAAAGGATTTAACTAGGACAGTATCAGATTTACGTTCTAAGGTTAGTGGTCTTGAAATTGTAACACAAAGTTTGAGAGTTGAAGTTGATGGTGAAAAGCTTAAAGCTAGTATTGCTGAAAATCAATCTACAGTTGCTAACTCACAAATAGCAACAACTACAATTGATTTACAAAACGCAATTGTTAATTCATTAAATGAAGCAATACAAAGGGTATCCTTAGAAGCTAGGGTTGAGGCATTGCAGGAAGCATTTAAACTTGAAAGAAAACTTAAAGAGCAACAAGAGTTAGCAACTGATGCTGCTAAGAAAGCTAGTTTATTAGATTTTATAAATGGATTACCAAACCAATACGCAATATCGGAAAAAATCGGATATAAAGTTATACAAGTACAAATTGCAGATAAGTTTAATGAAGGTTTCCAGATTTGGTATGATGATAGAAAAAAAGATGCTAGGGGATTTCTTATTGGAAATGGATTTGATTTGTATAATGTGGGTGATATTGATGCGGTATTAACAGTATCAGAACAAGGAAATAATGCATTTGATTTTAGTAATGTTGTTGGTGGTAAAATAACAATACCAAAATCAACTGATGGTGGTAGTACACCTGGTAAAGTAGCCATAGTAGTTTCTAGAAGAGGTGGTAAATATGATAATGAAGGTACATTTGATGGTAAAGTAGTTTTAAAAGATGCTAATTCAAAAGGTACACTTACATTAAACACACATTATTGGCAAGCAAGACGTAGAAGGGCTACATAATATAAAATATAAAAATGGCAATACAAACATTTAAACAAATAATTGATAATCAAGCATTTAGAATTAGTGCTAAAGACCGAGCAATTTTTGAACAGGGAACTCTTCAATCATTCTTTGGTTTTTCTGATTCGGATATGATTGAATTTATCATCTATGATGTTAACGATACACAATTACCACAGGGTGAATTTGGTGAATTAGTTAGGTATGTCCCATTAAACTCACAAAATATTAGTGATTACTTTTTAATTGCAGATAACACATTATTTCAAGCATTGCAATTCCCAAAAGAATACTTTATTGATATAGAAAGATTGTTAAAAGAAAGTGGTTATGATAATGGTATATTTAAAACTCAAATAACTTTATTAAATAAACGAGTTGGGTTTGAATCACCAAATGAAAAAATGTGGATTAAGCAAATATCACCATCCAGAACTGAAGTTAAACTATTACCATTAATAAATGATGTATCTAAAAAAACTGATTTACTTCAGAGATTTAATATATTAATTAATGGTGGAGATTTTAAAGATGATGTTATTCCATATGTTCCAACTTTTTTGGAATCAATAAATCCATCAATAGTTGATGATTTTATTAAAAGAACTTATAGTCAACAATGGTATAATAAATTAGTTGCTGAATTTGGTATAGCTGGATTGGATACATTAGCTACTAAAATACATACTAAATTTGTTGAAGCAGTTAAATATGAATTTGCTGGTAGAGAGTCATCAATTAAATCGGCAAATTATGGAAATAAAAAATCGATAAGTTTACCACTACAATTATCCAGAGAAGATGTGTTTAAAATAGCACAAATAATCTTAATAGAAATTGTACAAGTTTATTTACCAATGAGAACGATACAAACAAAAACTGAAATCGATGCTGGCTTTGATGAAAGTAAAGATGATGTTGGTGTTGTATTACAAAGAAGAGAATCGGATGTTATGATTGGAGCTAAACCTGCTGTGGTAATGGTAACCAAACAAAAAACTGAAGTTAGTAATCCAACACGAGATGTTAGTATTCAAGATGCTATACCTGTTGGAATTCCTATACCTGTATTTTCAACACCTAACCCAGTTAAATCAACGGTAGTGTCTCCTGACCCAGTAACAATACCAACCCCAAGCCAAATAACACCAACACCAACCGAAACTAGCGGTGGTGGATATGGAGGTGGTGGTGGAATTAGTAGAGATTCTTAAATTTGATATTTATAAGATATGATACAAGCATTACAATATGATGATTTTAATTTAAACTCCTTTGGTAATGGGTTTGGCGAAAACCAATTTGGTAATTTCGGTTCAAACTTATCTTTTGGTGGTGGCGGCGGTGGCGGCGGTGGTGGTAGTACTTTTATTACACCAACACCAATAGCTGTACCTACGCCAACAATTATAGCAACACCATCTAATAGAACATTTCAAATAACATCAAACATAGCTGGTGCAAGTATTTATATTAATGGTATAAATTCATCAAAAACAACATCAGAAAATTTAACTTTTAGTAAAGAAGAATTAAAAAATGGTGATAAGGTAATAACAATAGAAAAACAAGGATACACCAGTAGTGATAAATATGTAATTTCATTAGAAAATCCAAATGGTGCAACTATTATTAATAGACCATTCCTTAATATATTTAATTTACCTGATTTATCATCATTGGGTACATTGGGAATTACATCAACTCAAATGAAAGTAAAGCATTATATAAATGATGTGGAACAATCAACAAATACAACAGCCGCTGTTTCATCTGTTGTTTCAAATTTAAATTTTAATTTAACCCAACAATCAGTTGAAAATGATACCGCTTTATATAATTTTACTGTAAACGTAAGTGGTGCTGGTAATTCGGTTAGGGTTGTAAAAAATGGAAGTGTTGAGTTTTTTCCTGATAATGGTTCAACTCCATATTCTGATATTAGTGGAACTACATTTAAAGTAGAATCCGCAAATACTTCACTATACAGAATAACACAAATACAATCAAATACAAGACCACCAATATCAGCAGCGCCAAATGAAAGTTTAAGTTATAATATAACATTAAATAATAACGCATCAATAACAATTACAACTGAGTTGGTTAAAGCACCTAGACCTGCATTAAACCCACAAATAACATTATTAAAAAAGCAATCAATAATATATAACATAAATTCTAAGTTAGGTGTACCTATTGGATTTTTAAAAAACGCAGATGTTAAAGCTGTTACTGTTATTATTGGACAAGATATATTGGAGTTTGATGATTTACAGGATGGTGATGTAGCTGGAATAACAATACCACATTCTGTATTTAAAAATATTGGTAAATATGGTGCTAAGATTTTTCCATTTTCATTAAGTGATTATGAAAATGAAGTAAGACCGGTTGAAGCACCTATAAAAATAACAACAAATCCATATAGTGGAGGTGGAGGACCATCTCGTGAAGTTCTTACTGAGGTAGTAGTATCAACACCACCAAAGGTAGTATCTAATCCTTATGCTGGTGGAGGAACTCCATCAATAGGAACACCAAAACCAGTTACAGTAACACCAAAACCATCATCAGGTGGAGGTGGTTCACCTTATGGTGGAGGTGGAGGACCTAGTAGAAATAGGGAACAAAACTTTAGATAAGTGGTAAATAAGACAAATAAGAATTATAAATTGGATATTTATAAGATATGATAAGAGCACTACAAACGGATTTAGGTTCCAACACAGAGGGTGGATTTTCATTCATCAATGATGGTGGTGGAGGCGGTGGCTTTAATTTTCCAAATTATGGAGGAGGAGGCGGCGGTGGAGGTGCGACAATTGTATCACAACCACCTATAACAATTCCAATAACACCAATTACATTTCCAACAACACCTAAAAATGAAATTGGATTACTTACAAATAATCCTATAAGGGAACAAATCAAACCAGCTCCAATAACTGTAGCTCAAAGTATTGTTACAAATCAACCTACTCAAGAATCAATAAATGTATCTGAATTTGGTTTAGATATTTTCATTAATGTAGTTGATGATGTATTTGTAAATGTGCCTGATATTAGAGAAATTAGTTATCCTAAAGTAGTTAGAGGTGCTGATTTTATTGGGTATGATGTAAACTTTGATATTAGTTGGAATTCTGTTGATACTACATATGTTAGAATATATGTTGGTAATTCAACTGATTATATTCAAGTTTCACCAAAGGGTACGCAAACATTTAATGTAAAACAATTAGTTGAGAAATACCCAGCTAGTGTTTTTGAAACGGCTACTCCAATTAGTACTAAATTAACTAAAAAAGAAATTTCAGTTAATTTGGAAGATGGCATAGCTCAATCTGATTTTAGAAGAAATGGAGATATGGTTAATATAAACCAATCTACTACTGATAAAGTAACAATTCCTCTTAAATTAATACCATATAATACTGCAGGTAAAGAAGTTGTAACGGGGCCTATTGAATTTATTCCTATCCTATTTGATAAGGGTGACTTAGAGATACCAAGAGATTTAGCAATCAATAGAATTGTTGAAGGATTTGTTGCTCAGTTCGATAGAAAAATATTTGATGAATCTAAATTCTTAACTCACTTATTACATTTAGGTAATGGTGATAACAAAGTAATTACAACTTGGACTGGATTAGATGAGAGTAATATTGATAAAGCAGTATTATCTCCAACTGAGGATTCATTAATCCTTAAATTATACGAACCATTACCAACGTCTGTGCAACCAAACCAAAAAGTTTGGATAACAAAGGCACAAACGGAACCAATGATTGAAATGGTTACATTGGTTGGTAAATTAGATAGTTTATGTCAACCATTAAAAGGACCTAATTTTACATTAGAAACTGATAATGGAACTGGAATGCAAATCTTTGCTGATTTGATTGCAAGTGGTTCAACTACATCAACATCATTAATACAAAAGTATATAACAAATAATGATATTGATACATCTCAATTAAATATTGAATATGTATCTGGTTCAACATATACCTTTGATAACTATGTACATTTTGGTTCATCTGCTGAAAGAGTTAAAAACTTTTGGTATAAGATTCAATTATTAGAAACATACCAAACAACCTATAACTCAGTTTCTTCTCAAAATGTTGTATTAACTTATTTAACAACGGAGAATGATTATTATTTATTAACCGAAAATGATTTATTTTTAGAGTACGAAACTCCTTCTTACAATATTCTATCTCAAATTGAAGCAAATAAACAATTAGATAATATTAATAATTTAATTGGTTCATTTGATGGATTTGAAACATTCTTATATACATCAACAAATTCTTTAGCATATCCAAAAGTTTCTAATACAATTGTAGCAACTACAAGTAATACGGCAATTGATTGGTATGATACTATTATAAGTGTGGCTGATGATTATGATAAGTATAATCCAAACTATCTAAATAATAATCTTCCTAGATTTATCAAAGAGGATTATGACAATGAAGAATATATGTTATTCTTAGATATGATTGGACAGCACTTTGATATCATTTGGGCATACATAAATTCATTAAAACAATTAAAAAATCTTAACCAAGCCACTTCAAATGGATTCTCAGATGAATTGGTATTCCAAATGTTGGAATCAATGGGATGGGAGGGGAAACGTGCATACGATTCTCAATTCCTATGGGAGTATGCATTTGGACAAAACAAAGATGGAACTGAAAAATATGGTACAAGTTTAAAATCTGCAAACGAAGAAGTTTGGAGAAGAATATTAAACAACTTACCTTATTTATTAAAACATAAAGGTACGGCTCGTTCTTTAAAAGCTGTAATGGCTTGTTATGGAGTACCACAATCTCTATTAACTATTATGGAGTTTGGTGGACCACAAGACCCAACATTGGGTGGTAGCACCAAATTTACATTTGATGATAGAACGGCAGCTATTAACTTTACCAATACAAATGAATATGTTCAAACGGATTGGAAAGAAGTAAGTGGTACATATCCAAATTCAGTTGAGTTAAGAGTTAATCTAACTCAGCCGGGTAATTATGGTATTGTAAAAGCTGAAAGTGGTTCTATTCAAAATTGGAAACTGGGAGTTACTAATACAAAGGGTACATTTGGTACATTAGATTTTTATGTATCAGCATCGACTGGATTAGTAGCATCCGCATCCACATCTGAATTTAATATATTCAATGATGAATATACTGAGATTGTAATTAATAGAACATTAGTTGGAGCTAATTCATCTTTTCAAATTATTGCAAAGGATGCATTGGGTGATAGAATTAGAACGCAAGTAACATCGGCACCATTAGTATTAACTGGTAATACTTCTTGGAATACTGGTAGTTTGATTAAAATTGGATATGCATTAAGTGGTTCAATGGATGAGTTCCGTTTATGGAAACAACCATTGGAAGATGGTGTAATTGAAACACATACACTTCTACCTGATGCAACCAATGGAAATTCATATACAGCATCTACTGAAGATTTATGGGTTAGATTTGATTTTGAATACCCAAAAGATAGAACAGCCGATAACAACTTATTGAATGTTGCGGTTTCTCAAGCTTATGGTGTAACATATGGTACAACTGTATCATTCCCATCATCAAGCATTTATCCATACCAATATACTCCATATGATAGGACTGTAACGGCAAACGTACCGTCATTAGGATTTAATCAATCTGATAAAATTAGATTTGAACAACAAACTTTAGTTGGTGATTTATCTCACAAAGTTAGAGCAACCAAAAAAGCATTTGATAGAGCACCAGTTGATTCAAATAGATTAGGATTATTCTTTTCGCCTGTTAAGGAATTGAATATGGATATCTTAAAATCATTTGGTTCATTCAACATTGACAATTATATTGGTGCACCTGCTGATGAATATAAGGATGATTACAACGAACTTAGAATTTTAAGAGAATACTATTTTGAAAGATTAGATAGAGATATTTATGAATACATTCAGTTAGTTAGACAAATCGACAAATCATTATTTGATGTATTACAAGATTTAGTTCCGGCTAGAGCTAGTGTTTCTAAAGGTTTATTAATTGAACCACATTATTTAGAAAGAAGTAAAACTAAATGGAAACAACCAGCAGCTGAAAGGGGTGATTATGAATCATCAATTGATACACGTGATAATATAGAAGTTGAATCTACTTATAATGTACATGATACATCTATTAATACAACTGATAATGTTGAGTTTTCATTTCAAATGGATAACTATGAAGCAACCATTAATTCAGATGAAATTACAAGATTATTAGTTGATTATCCTACATATGATTCATTAATTGAATTAGAAGATGTTACGGTATTAGAAGGTTCATATCCAACTTATGAAGTAGAAATTGAAATTCCAAATGGTTCCAAATTAGAATCTACTGTTGATTCATTCTCATCTACACAAATTGGAATGGATGATAAATCATTGGATTTGGCAGGATTTGGATTATATGCATTAAATGGAACTGGTTCGTTGACAACATTAGATATATTTGGTAATATGACTTCATCAAGAAAGCAAATATATAAAGTTAAGGAATCTTATATAGAAAAAGTAAGTGTTCAAACTGAAGGTTGGCCGGCAACAACAAATAATGAACAAATTAAGTACGAAATTCAAGAAGTAACTAATTATAGGTATAATGTATCAATTGTACCGGTTGGGGCAACTCCACCATCGATTGGTAATAATGTAATAGAGGTAACTCCATTAAATGGTTACTTCCCATCACATTATCGTTATAAAAATAATTTAACACAAGGATTAAAATATTCATTTTTCGAAGGTTCACAACAAACATCAACTACAACGCCTGATGGATTAGACCCGGTTGAAATATTTACTACTAATCCTAACATTCTTAGAGTGGCTAATACTGGTAGAGGTTCAGGTGAACCAATATTGGAGGTTGACTAATCAAAATTAATTAAATTTAAAAAAAGTTATATTTATAGTATATCAAAAGGGATAATAAAAAATTATGGGATATTTAAATAACACATCAATTACAGTAGATGCTATTCTTACCAAAAAAGGTAGACAAAAATTGGCATCGGGTCAATCTCTTAACATAACCAAATTTGCATTAGGTGATGATGAGATTGATTATACATTGTACGAACCAGCTCATCCAAAAGGAAGTGCATATTATGATTCGGCAATAAAAGCAATTCCAATTTTGGAAGCATCGCCTGATGAAACGCAGGTATTACGTTATAAATTAGTTACACTACCAAAGGGTACAACACAAATTCCAATTGTATCATTGGGTATTCCATCAATAGGAGTTTTTCAGAATGAGGGAATCGTTTCTCTTTCTCCAACAACTTCTCCTGCTGGAAATACAAACGCTGGATACACTGTTGTATTAGCTGACCAAAGAGCTGGAACATTATCAGTATCGCAAGGGGCAGCTGGGGCAGGAACTGTACCGGTATTTTTAGGTGAGGAAATCACAACTACTGCACAAGTAGTAAATGGTTTATCATTTGCATTTACACCAAATCCATCGTTAACTACAAATATTTCAACAACAATAACTGTTTATGGTAACGAAACTGGAGGTTCACAAACTATTCCTGTAACTGTAACATATAGAGCATAAAAGGAAAATAAGATATGGCAATTATAAACAACCCACAAATCGCATCCCAAATCGCAGCACTAGCAGCTGGAGGGCAAATCGATAGTAATGATATCGTAGCTCTTTTAAATTCAGCCCTACCGGCTGGACAACAACTACAAGCAGGTGCTGGAGTATCTACTGGAGTTTACAAAAGATTCGGTGAATTCGATAAAGTAAATGCAAAAGTAGAAATCGTAACAACTGGAATATGGAGTGGAGATGCTGGTTCCCTAACCGCAGCTTATACTTCATCAACGCAAGTAGCCCAAAGTGGTAATTACTATTATGATGTGTATAGTACTGACCCAAGAACGGATACTGCTGCTGAAGTTCAATTCGGTGTAGCTTATGGACATGTGAATGGTAGTGGTTCAGTATCACTTCAGAATGATGATAATGCATTACTTGCTTCTAAAGCAACTTACGCACAATATCGTTCTATTCTATTAGACCCAACTGATACACAATTCTCATTTGAAAATGGAAGTGGTATAGCTAATGATTCAAATTCAATCTACGCTATCACATTAAATAGAGCAAGATATAGAGAAAAGATGGATGCAGGAAACTGGTCAATGACCGTTTCTGGTTCAAATGGAGTTTTCACTTTCATTGATGATAGTGGTAAGAAATTTGGTGATACATTAGGTAAAGCTGGTAGAGTATTTAAAGTAGTAAGTGGTTCACTTAACTTAGGTACTGAAAACGAAGCTACAATCAATACAACAACATCTTCTACAAACGAAGGATTTGGATTGTTCTATCCTGATAGAGGTATTATTATATTAAACCCAACCGCAATTGGTACAACAATTGGTACTGTTAAACCTTGGGGAACAACGTCTGTTAATGTTAGTGGTTCTATATCAGTAGCAGCAGAACAACAAAATCACAAAAGATTAGTACAAGCAATTGCTAATGGTGCAGATTTTGAAGCTCGTAGAACTGAAAACGTTTCTACACAACATTTCTTTGTTAGAGCAACAAATAGAGAGTTCAACTATTCAAATAACCCAACGTACACAAATACTGATGGAACATTTGTAGAAACAACTTTCGAAACTGACCCACAAACATTCATAACAACAGTAGGATTATTAAACGATTCAAACGAATTAATCGCAGTAGCTAAAACATCTCAACCTATAAACAAATCATTTGATAAAGAGGTACTTATAAAAGTTAAATTATCATTCTAAAATTAGAAATTAATAAACCCTAAATTATAGAAACCCCCTGAATAAGGGGGTTTTTTGTTTATTAGATATTTATATGAAAGTATATTTCGAATGATAAAAGAAATTCCAAAATCGGATGTAATCGTTAGACCTTTCAAAGTTTACAAAGAGTGGACTTTGGATGAGACTGATATTACCCCATTGTATGGAACACTACAAAGTGATTTGTATGATTCTGAAACAGACGATACAAATTCCAATGGTATATCCAAACGAACTTTGTATGATTCAATATATGCACAATTCTATTTAAATCCAGCAACCGCATCGGTATTAACTGAAGTTGGTAATCGTGAATCATATGCATCCACTAATGAAAGAATTATGGGTAATGCTATTGGTGTAATATCAATACCACAGGAGTATTATGGTGAGGGTATAAAAATAGGAACAATGGAATTACAATATGGAGCGGTTAGTGTAACTGATGATGGTAATTCTAATTTGGTAGATAATTCTGGTAATATAAAAGGAAATGTATTTTACGATAGGGGATTAGTTGTAGTTACTAAAGATGTTGTTGATGAAACAACTCTTAGTAATTTTGAAATATCATATCGTTCTACAATGACAATTTATGAGAATGAAATATTCCTATCAGTTAATGAGAATGAATTTAACGTATCACAAAACCCAACTGCTGTTTATGAGCAAGGTGCAGAAAAAATTGATATTGTAACAAATAGAAGAGATAAAAAACTATCATCAAATCAGTTTACCACTGCATCATATTATAAACCTGGGTTTAAATTAATTCGTGATTCACAACATCCATACGTTTCTCAATTAGATGGGGTATCTATTGGAAGTTTTGATGATTATATCAATAGTGGTTCAGTTGACCCTACTGGTTCATACTTAGCACCATATATTACAACAATTGGATTATATGATGATGGACTTAATATGGTAGCAGTAGCTAAATTACCAAAACCAATAAAATCATTACCGGATTATCCTATTAATTTTATTGTACGTTTCGATACTTAAATAATATTTATAATAAACAAAAATTATGGCAACATTAGAAGAATTATTAGCAAAAACTCCACCCGCTGCATCTAAAGCAAATATTAAAGGTGGTGACAAAACTCCACTTGAAGCTGATGGCGGAAGAGATTTATCAAAAGATGAAAAAGCAATTGAAGCTGCTGGCGGAAGAAAATTAGGACAAGGTGCCTCTGGATTTGCTCCAGGTAAACCTTATTCTGATAAATTTAAAAAATAGTTTATGTCAAATTGGTTATGTGAAAATAAAGAGATTACCGAAGATGTAATCTCTGAAGAAGCTGTTGGGTTTATCTATATGATAACACACACCCCAAGCGGCAAATACTACATTGGAAAGAAATCACTTGAAAGTGTTCGTAATGTAAAAATCGGAGTAAGAGAACTTGCAAAAATTAAGGGGGAGCGTAAGGCAGCCGGAATGGGTGGTAGAGCTCCTCTTAAAAAGAAGGTTCGTAAAACATCCGATTGGGAAAAATACTACTCATCTAATGAGTGGATAAACGAACAAGTTAAAGAAGGAAAGCAAGATGAGTTCAAACGAGAAATCATCCAATTCTGCAATTCTAAAAAATCACTATCTTATTATGAGGTATATTGGATGTTCAAATACGATGTCCTTTCAGATGACAATTGCCTAAATGGCAATATTAGTGGAAAATTTTACCGAAAAGACTTGGTATAATGGAAAATTTTCACTATATTTGTACTTAAATCAATTTATAGTGGAAAATTTTATCAAAAATATTTGGTATACTGGGAAATTTTTCGTATATTTGAGTATAAACTATAAATTAAATAGAACATATTATGAACTTAACACAAGTAGCACAAAAATTCAATATTTCGGAAGCATTCTTAAATTCAAAGGATGATGCTCTAATTGTAGCAGCAACTTCAATCCAAGATATTGTTAGGGGAATGCAAGCACGTAATGGTGATACAAATGTAATCAAGCAATTAGAACTATTAGCTGAATTTTTAAGAGAAGTAAAGAATTCTGGTATTTAATTTGGATATATCAAATATTATTCGTATATTTGTATAAACCATAATTTAAATATATGCTCTCCGCTAGAAATAAATTAATTGTTATAAATGTATTAGATGGTGTTTTAGGCGTTGGTACTTCTTTGAAGGGCAACGAACAAACCCATCATTGTCCATTTTGTCATCACCACAAAAAGAAACTACAAGTCAATTTGGATACCCAATATTGGCATTGTTGGGTTTGTGATTCAAAAGGACGTAGTATCCAATCATTACTCCGCAAATTAAATGTGGATAGAAATGAGTTGGGTAAAATAATATCCATTTATGGTGATTACACACCAACTAGTTCGGATGAGAATGAGGAAGTAATTAAACTACAACTTCCAAAAGAATTCAAACCATTACACATCAAACCAAAATCAATCAACATCGCATACAACCAAGCGTTGGGATATCTACATCGTAGAGGAATTTCTAAAGATGAGATTCTTAAATATGGTATGGGGTATTGTGAAGATGGATTATATGGTGGTAGAGTAATTGTACCATCTTATAATGAGAATGATGAATTAAATTATTTTGTAGCTCGTTCGTTTTATGAAGATGCTACAATGAAATATAAAAATCCACCTGTTAGTAGAGATGTAATTGTATTTGATAATCAAATCAATTGGAACGAACCTATTACATTGGTGGAAGGTGTATTTGATTCATTCTCAGTTAAGAGAAATGTAATTCCAATCTTAGGTAAGTTTTTACCAAAAACATTAAAGAAGAAAATATTTGAAAGAGGCGTTAAGGAAATCACAATCATATTAGATTCGGATGCTGTTAGTGATTCAGTTAAACATTCTGAATACTTTACTAAAAATGGGATAAGTGTTAAAAACATTATTCCAATTGGTAAAGATGCTGGTGATATGGGATTTGATGAGGTTAATGATTTAGTTAAAAACGCAAATATAACGGAATGGGATTCCTTAATCCTATCCAAACTTAATAATTTATGAAAGTAGAAAAAATCTATCACTTAGCGGATTTACATATCCGTAACTTAAAAAGACATAATGAGTACAGAGATGTATTCAATAAGTTTTTAGAAAATGTTAGAAAAGATAATATTGAAAATTCTATTATCTATTTGGCTGGTGATATTGCCCATGCTAAAACTGAAATGAGTCCGGAATTGGTTAGAGAGATTAGTTGGTTTCTAACCGAATGTGCTAATTTAAAAGAAACATTTTTAATTACCGGAAATCACGACTGTAACTTAAATAATAATTATAGATTGGATGTACTTACACCAATCGTAGAAAACTTAAATAATGAAAGAATTCACTATCTTAGAGATACTGGCATCTATCCCTTTAACAATATTACTTTTGTTGTGTATTCGATACTTGACAAAAAAGAGAATTGGCCAAAGGCTGAAGTGGTAGAAGGTGAGAATAAAATTTGTTTATTTCACGGGCCTGTAAATAATGCAGAAACTGATATTGGTTATACTGTATCATCAAATTCATTTACAACTGATATGTTTGAAGGATTTGATATGGTTATGTTAGGTGATATCCATAAAAGACAAACGTTGGGTATTCCTACCATTGCATATGCTGGTTCACTTATCCAACAAAACCACGGAGAATCATTGGATAAGCATGGTTACCTTTTATGGGATGTTGAATCAAGAACATTTGAGGAATTTGATATTGAAAATGATTATGGGTTTTATACATTAGATGTAATTAATGGGGTTGTACCAGCGGTTACGGATATGCCGGCAAAACCTCGTTTGAGAGTTCGTATTTCCAATACTGACCCATCTAAAATTAAAAGAGTATTAACTGATATCAAAAAGAAATACAAAGTTGAAGAATTTACAGTAACTAGAATGGATACATTATCCAAACAAAAGACTGGTAATTATGATGATAAACTTTCTATTGGTAATGTTAGGGATGTTGAATTCCAAAATGAATTGATTAGAGATTATCTAAAAAGACAATACTTCGCTGATGCTGATACGATTGATAAGATTCAACAAATTAATAGAGAATTAAATACTCGATTAGTTGATGAGGAAAGTATTCCTAATATACAATGGATACCAAAGACATTTGAGTTTTCAAATATGTTTTCATATGGACCAAACAACTTAATTCGTTTTGATAACGCTAAGGGAATGGTTGGTGTATTTGCACCAAATGCTAGTGGTAAATCATCTCTATTTGATGCTATTTCATTTTGTATTTTTGACAAGACAAGTAGAACGTATTTAGCAAAGAACATTCTTAATAATAGAAAAACGGAATTTGACTGTAAACTTAATTTCCAAATCGATGGGATTAATTACTTTATTGAAAGGAAAGCAAAAATAATTAATAAAGGAAAAAACATCAAAGTTGATGTTGACTTTTGGAAAGTTGAAGATGGGTTGGTTACCTCTTTGAATGGAGAGCAAAGGAGGGAAACCAATTCCATCATCCAACAATATATGGGAAGTTATGAGGATTTTGTATTAACTACATTATCACTTCAGGGTAATAACGCACTATTTATTGATAAATCACAAACCGAACGTAAAGAGATTCTTGCTCAGTTTATGGGAGTTGATGTATTTGATAAGTTATACACCATAGCATCGGATGAAAATAGGGATAACGCTTCTCTAATCAGAAAGTTTAAGCAGGATGATTTCACTCAACGATTAGCTGATATAGAAACTAACCTTATTAGTAAGAACAAAGAGTATAGTTTGATAGAAGCTCAACTTAATGAAGCAACTGGAAGTGTGGATACCTACAATCAAAAATTAATTTCTCTCAACGAAAAAATAGTTCCTTTAAAATCGGATACATATTCATTAACTGAATTAGAAAATAAAAAATCGACATTAGGAAATAATTTAATCGACTTGTTGAAACAACAATCTAAAACTAAAGCTGATATCGTTATATTACAATCCGATAGAGATAGGTTATTAGGGGCATTGGAGGGATTTGATGAAGCAGATATAGAAAGTGGTATTGGTAGATTAAAAACTCAAAGGGAGCAATTACAAACCCTTACAAACGAAATTGAAAAGATTGATATTAAGTTAGAATCTTTATATGATAAAAAGGAACATTTAGATTCCCATAAGTACAATGAAGATTGTAATGTTTGTATGGAAAACTCAGCAACTATTTTAGAAGCTAAAAAGGAAGCCGTTGAATCTATTAAAGAATTTAAGGAAAGGCAATCTCAGTATAATGAAACTAAGTTAGAATTAGAATCATCTGTAAATTCATTATTGAATTATGAAGTAAGTTGGAAGTTGTTAAGTGATACCAAATCAGATGAAACTAAGGTAGAACGAGAGTTATCAACACTTATTAACAAGTTATCAACAATTGAAACTCAAGAAGTTAAGCTAGAGAATGAAGTTAAGGAAGTTACACAACTTATAGCTGATTATTTGGAGAATGAAAAACAAATCCAAAAGAACAAAGAAATCAGAACTGAAATTCAAATTGTAAGAACTGATTTAGCATCTTCTAAAACATTAGTAGAGCAAAAGAATAAATTACTTCTTAACTTAAATGGTGATGTATCATCCCTTACAAATCAAAAGGAAACTATTGAGGCGAGAATAAAAGAGGTTGAGGAGTTAGAAGAACAATTTGGATTATATGAATACTATTTAAATGCATTAAGTAAGGATGGTATATCATATGAATTGATATCAAAGGCACTTCCTATGATTGAAGGTGAGGTTAATAATATCTTAGGTCAAATTGTAGAGTTCGGAGTTCAATTGGATATGGATGGTAAAAACATCAACGCTAATATTGTCTATGATGACCAGAAATGGAGTTTAGAGATGTGTAGTGGTATGGAGAAGTTTATATCAGGATTGGCAATTAGAATCGCTCTAATCAACGTATGTAACCTGCCTCGTCCAAACTTCTTAGTAGTGGATGAAGGATTTGGAACATTAGATAATGAGAACTTAACATCATTGTATATGTTGTTCGCTTATCTTAAAACTCAATTTGACTTTGTGATGATTATATCACATATTGATTCAATGCGAGATGTAGTAGATTCCTTAATGGAAATTAAAAAAGTGAATGGGTTCTCTAGCGTTAAGTTCTAGTTCTTAAAATATTGGTTGGTTGTTGAGTTTTAAATGGGGATACTTTATCTTTAATTAGACTCTCAACCAACCCATTCATTTTATAACCCTTATCTTTACAAAAATCTTTTAACAATTGATGAACCTCAGCATCAATTTGTAACATAGCATATTTCTTATTCATAATTTATCGTATTAAACTAACCATTCTTTAGAACTCTTTAGTTTTCTTTAGAATAAGTATGTATATTTAAAAAATACAAATACTTATAAAGAGAAACAACAAAGAAATCTTAGTTAAATGGCTAGAATTAAAAAATATTCACCAGAACAAAATTTATCATCATTTGGTACATTTGTAATAGATAATAACCCAAATTCGGATTATTTCAGAATTACTGAATTTAATGATACGTTTACAGGTGGTAAAAATGGATTCCTAATTGAAGGTTCGCAATACTTGCAACCATCTACTGAAATCAAAATTGAAATATTAGATGTTAATGGTGACCCTATCTATTACGAACCTGGAAATGGTATACCTGAATATTATGAAGGAATTTCCAAACTAATAGCAGTTTACATTTATGAAGATACTCCAATTGGATTAGGTAAAGTTACTGTATTAGGTGAACTTAATCAATATGTTGACAATGGTGTAACAAGAGATATTCCTGCTGAATGGAAGGGTGCATATAATGTTAAATGGGAAAGAACTTTTCAAGTTAATAAAAACCTTGCCAATGAAGATAGAGTTAGATTTTATCGTAGACCTCAAGTTGAGATTACTGAAATAAATAAACCAATTTTTAATAATAATTCATTAGCAATAACTAAGACAGGTACTGTTAATGGTGTTCCTTTAGTACCAAATGAAAACGCAAAATTAACGGGATTCACATTACCAACATCATACAGATTAAATGTAGCTAGTGGTGATAATTGGACAGGGTCTGTTGTTGGTCAAACTATTACGGTAGATAGCTTAAATTATAGTAGTATAATTGATGATATTGTAAGCGATACTGAAATTATAGTAACTACACCATATTCTCAAAATGGTATTGTAAAATCATTTACAAATCAAAACTACTCAGTAACATTCAATTATTTGGAGGGGGTTTCTGATTTAGCAACTGCACTTACTGGTTCATTTGCAAAAATCAATATCACCGATATGAAAACATTCGTTGGTGATGCGGCAAGAGTTAAAGTATTTAGACGTTCTCAATCAAATCTTACTGATTATGAATTTGTTCAAGATTTACAATTAGAATCTAATGAATTATTAAGAGATATTGAAACTGTAACTGCTACTGAAGAATACTATGGTAATTTAACTGATATTAGGTTAGATAATTATTGGTTAACCTCATCAAATGCAGTTTCGGTTGAATTTAATAGAGATTTCTTATTTAATTCGGCCAAAATAAATTCAAATGCGGGAACGTATTTTTATACAACTCAAAGTTTAAGTATCCAACAAGGTGTTGAATATACATTAAATTTAAATGCAAGAAAATCACAAAATACAACTGGTGATTTTATTAAAGTATTTTTAAGTGGTTCATTAAATGGAA